AGATAACCAAAAGAAAATAGCATTTTCAAATAATTCTTATGCTGAAGCAAAAGCTTCTAGTCCAAATGCTGGTCGTGGAGATTCTCTTACAATGCTTATTCTTGATGAAACTGCCTTTATAAAAGATGACGAGGCGATTTGGATGGGAGCTGGTATGGCACTTTCACAAACTGGAGGTAAGTGTATAATGATTTCAACACCAAATGGTACTAGTGGTTTGTATTATAAAACTTGGCGTAGCGCTATAAACAATGATAATGATTTTGTGGGCACAACTGTTCACTGGACAGAAAATCCAATTAGTTCTGTTAACCTTGAATATAAAAAAGACATTCAAGGAGAAACAGTTCCATGGAGTCCTTGGTATGAATCACAATGTAAGAGACTTGATTGGGATTCAGTTCAAATTGCTCAAGAGCTTGACCTTTCATTTGAAGGTTCTAAGAGACTTGCTGTTGACCCATTGCTTGTAATAAAATATAAAAAGAGAGTAGAAGAAGACAATAAGCCAGAGGCATATGTAAAATTCGATTTTCTTGAAAAAGATAATCCAGAGAGGTTTGCTACTCTAACAACAGAAGAAACAACACTTCAAGTATTCAAGAGACCTGAAGAAGATGGGCAATACATAATAGGTGTCGATGTAGCCAGAGGTGATGGAAAGGATTACTCAACAATACAAGTTCTTGATGTAGAATCACTTGAGCAGGTTGCTGAATATAGAGATAAGGTTGGTCCAGATTTGTTTCCATTTGTTATAAATAGTATAGCAAGGATGTATAATACAGCCTATGTTGTAATAGAGGCTAATTCATTTGGATTAGGTGTGTGTTTTGATATTAGAGATAAATTCAAATACCCAAGAGCTAGATTATATTTTTCTAAGAACGTGAAGGATATTCATGTTAGACATTATCAGTATAAAGTAAATGAAGGAACAGAAATTCCAGGATTCCAAACATCCAGAAAAAATAGAGTTCTTCTTGTTAAGGCGATAATTGAACATATGAGAGAAAATTCTCTTATATTACATTCAAGAAAACTTATGGCAGAGTTTGAAACATTTGTTATGAATGGAGACAAACCAGAACACGAGGCAGGGTCTAATGATGATTTAATCATGGCTCTTGGTATTGCTCTTTACATAAGAGATACAGAATTTGAAAATGTAACAACTAGTTCAGAGATGACAAAGAGCATGCTTAATGCAATGATGCTTAATTTTAATTCATCTTCTGGAGCTATTAAAAAAGATTTACAAGGACAACAAAATAAAAAGAAGACTGATACGCCAAATGGAGGAGGAGGCCTTTTTATATTTAATGGAGATGGAACTAATTCTAATCCTGGAGCAGACAACAATCCAGATATTGACGATATAAGTTGGTTATTAGGATAAACTATTTATTTTACAAACTCTATTATTTATATTTTATAAAAATGCATAAACATGGCAGAAGACAGTAATAATTTAAGCATATTCGGTAACGTTAATAATGCTATTAACAAAAATAAGCGTAGAACTCCTAGAGTAGAAAACCCAGGTGTAATGCAAAACACTGACAACCAAGGTATGGTTGGTGGGCCAAAACAAGGAAACAATGTTGAACACGTTCAACAGCAGTTTTTAGATTGGCAGGTAAATAAAATTGCCCATGACCTTTATACGAGAACTATTTATTATGATACTGATAGGATTAATGCCTACCAAGATTTTAGAGCAATGGACCAATCTCCAGAGATTGCAGCAGCTCTTAATATTATTAGAGATGAATGTATCACAAGAGGAGAAAAAGGAAAGATTCTTGATATATTTTCAGAAAATGAAAGAGTTAAATTAGTACTTGAGGATTTATTCTTTAATAGAATTGATATAGATTTTGCGCTTAAACTTTGGATTAGAGATTTACTTAAATATGGAGATTTCTTTCTTCATTTACATGTTGATAAAGATGAAGGTATTTATGATGTAATGGCTTTGCCTTCTGAAGAAATTCATAGAGAAGAAGGATTTGAGGGGAGAACTGATAATGTAAGATTTAGATGGGAAACTACTGGAGATTACTTTGAAGATTGGCAAGTTGCTCACTTTAGATTACTTGAGGATACAAGAAAACTTCCTTATGGACGTTCTATGCTTGACCCAGCAAGAAAGCTTTGGAAGCAATTACAACTTGCGGAAGATTCTATGCTTGTATATCGTATTACAAGAGCTCCAGAAAGGAGAGTATTTTATATTGATGTAGGTAATTTAGAGCATGCAGATGTTGCACAATTCGTACAACAATTCCAGATACAATTAAAGAAACAACCGATTGTTGACCAAAAGAGCGGTAACATGAACTTGAAGTATAATCCAATGAATGTAACAGAGGATTATTTTATTCCAATGAGAGCAGACAGGTCTTCAAGAATTGAAACACTTCCAGGAGCATCGAACTTAGGAGACATTCAAGATATTGAATATTTACAAAATAAATTATTTGCATCACTTCAAGTTCCTAAGAACTACTTAAACTATGGAGAAAGCCTTCCAGGAGGTTCAACATTGTCTCAGCAAGACCTTAGGTTTGCTAGAACTATTAATACTATTCAACAAGCTGTACTTGCTGAGCTTAAGAGGATTGCAAACATTCATCTTTACTTTAATGGATTTAAAGATGAAATAGATAACTTTACACTTACACTTACCAATCCATCTACTCAACAGGAGTTATTGAAGTTGGAAACAATGAAAGCACGTCTTGAGGTATTTAAGGAAATGTTCTCTGCAGAGGCAACATCTCCAGTATCTTATGTTTGGGCTATGGAAAATATACTTGGTTTCTCTAAATCAGAAATTAAACTTATTCTTAAGCAGAAAAAAGTTGAGAAGAAAATATTTGCAGAAATTGACTCAGCTGTTGAAATGTATAAGAAAATTGGATTATTTAAAGACCTTGATGAGAAATTTGAAATTGAAGGTGCTGAAGAAATGATGGCAGCTCAACAAGCTGGAGAAGGCGGAGATGAAGAAGGTGGAGATATGGGTGGAGGCGGAGGTCTCGGAGGAGGAATGGACATGGGTGGAGCTGAAGAGCTTGACCTTGGAGATGACCTTGGAGATGGAGATGCGGGAGATGAAATGCCACCAGCAATGGCTGAAAATAAATTTAGAAAGGCTCAAAAGCTTTCTGACAAGTATGTTGGGAATATGCTTAATGAATTGCTTGGAGAAGATGAAAAACCTAAAAAGAAAGAAGCTAAGTTTGATGATAACGCATTGATTAAGAGAAACAAGAATATGAATCTTGAATCTAAGAGATTAATGGATAGTATGGGGAGTAGTATTTTAAAAAAAGGTTTAGGAAAATCAGTAATACAAGAAACAGTTGTAATACAAGAAATAGAAAAATCTTCTAACATAAATCCTTTAATCAATGGTTCTGAAAAAGTTGTAGATGAAAATGAAACTCTTATGAGTGATATTGAAAAGATTCTAAGAAACAGAAAGAAATAAATGATTGATGAGGACTACAAAGATTATTACGAAAGTAATAACATAAATGACGAATATGGAGCAAAGAAAGATGTGTTAAATCTTTTTGAAGAACTTGAGCAGTTTGATGAGAGATTTAAAAAATTTTTTGGTCCAAAAAAAGTTAAGAGAGCTGGGGTAGATGTTCGTAGGAGTTGTAGGAAAATGATAGGTATTCTGAAGGAATTACAAGAAAAAATTCAGATGACAAAACAAGATTATGATGGAGATTACTATTGATAATTTGCATTGAGTATTATTTTGACTTATATTTGCAGTTGATTGGAAAGACAAAACTTTCCAACAGAATTAACTGGAGAGATAAATGTATATAGTATTTGATACCGAGACAACAGGTAAAGCAAAGAATTTTAGTGCGCCAATAACAGATGTAAACAACTGGCCAAGAATGGTTCAGATTGCATGGAAAGTGTTTGACAGAAATGGCGTAGAAACAGAATCACAAAATTTAATTATTAAACCAAATGGTTTTACAATCCCAGATGAGGTTGTAAAAATACATAGGATTTCAACTAAGAGAGCAATTGAAGAGGGTGTCGATTTAGATTTCGCTCTTGAAAAATTTGCAGAAGCAGTAAAGGATAGTAAATACCTTGTTGCACACAATATAATATTTGATGAAAATGTTGTAGGATGTGAATTGTTCAGACAAGGTAAATACAATTACCTTCAAGATGTTGTACACATCGACACTATGAAGATGACAACTGACTTCGTAGCAATTCCAAATAAAAGAGGAAGAAGTGGATTCAAATATCCATCAATGTCTGAATTATATGAAAAGTTATTTAAGAGAGGTTTTGAAGATGCTCACGATGCTCTTGTTGATGTTACTGCATTATCAGAATGTTTCTTTGAATTACAGAGAATTAATGTATTAGGGTTTAAAGAAACAGAAGATGGAGAGAATTTAATTGATTCATTATCTAAAATAGCTAATGAAACACTTTCAGTTCCAATTAATGATTCGGTTAAAGTGACAGCTCTTGGAGTCCACACATTCCACTCAATACTTGATGGTGCTGGTTCAGTTGATAAATATATTGATGCAGCTAAAGAGTATGGGCACACAGCTATAGCAATAACAGATAACTCAACTTTGTCTGGAACATTTGAATTTTACAATAAATGTAAAGCAAATGGTATAAAACCAGTATTTGGAATTGAAATTCTTTTGAATGATAATATTGGAAAACTTGAAGATAAAGAGCTTGAAGGGGATAATTACAAAATAAAGATTTTAATTAAGAATGAGCAAGGGTATAAAAACCTTAATCATTTATTATATCTATCTAACAAAGATGGGTACTTTAAAAAAGAGGCCAGAATAACTACAGAATGGTTGTTAAAATATAAAGAAGGATTGATAGTGTCAACTTCTGGTTTAGATAGCAAACTTGCAAACATAGTTCTTAAGGGTAGAGAAATAGAAGCCGAGAGTTATGTAAATATGCTTAGAAACGAATTTGGAGATGACTTAATGGTCGAATTCCAGTTCAGTAAATTTTCAACACAAAAACAATACAACAACTTCCTAATCAAAATGATGAGGAAATACAATTTATTTCCAGTATTGAGTAATAATATATATTACGTAAAGAAAGAGGATTCTAAACTACAAGATGTAGTAACTTCAATCAAGCAACATCGTATGTTGCAGTATTGTTCTCTGAAGGAGAATAGAGAATTATTTTACTTAAATAGTGGAAATTATAAGGAGTTAAATCAAAAATATGGGTTTAATTATCCAGACAGCTTTCTTGAACTTTGTATGAATAATACAAACGTAGTAGCAGATAAATGTAATTTTGAATTTGATACTGGAACAGAAAAATATCCTAGATATGAACCAACACAAGATGTAATTGATTATTTCAAAACAGAAGATACAAGAGAAATTATTATAAAACTTGCTTTTGCAAAACTTAAGAAAAAGATTGATAAATATAGAGAAAATGGTATTGTTGAAATTACAGATGAAAAAGTTCAAGAATATGTTGACCGTCTTAATTATGAAATAGAAGTTATTGATAGCAAGAAGATGCTTGATTACTTTCTTGTAAATTGGGAAATAATAAATTTTTACAGAAAACAAGGTGGAACAATAGGTCCAGGAAGGGGTTCTGCTGCAGGTAGTTTATTGTCTTATTGTCTTGATATTACAAAGATTGACCCACTTAGGTTTAATCTTTATTTTGAACGTTTCTTAAATCCAGAGAGAAATAGTCCGCCAGATATTGATTTAGATTTTGAAAAAGGTAGCGATGACATTACCAATGAATTTATGATAGAAAAATATGGTGAAGAACGTGTAATGTCTGTTGGTACTTTTTCTACATTCTCAGAAAAAAACACAATTAAAGATGTTGTTCGTGCATACAGAGGAAAAGATGCAACTGGATTTAATTCAGGAGTATTTGCTGTAACAAAAGAAATGCCTGATTTTTTAAATTATAATGATACTCTTCGTCATTGGTTTGAAACATGGCCAACAAAGCAAGAGTGTAGTGAGCAGGTTAGGACTTGGATTTTAAAACCAGAGAATAAAGAGCTTATTGAAACTGCATTACAACTCTTTGGAAATATAAGAGGTATTGGTCAGCATGCTGCAGGTGTGGTAATTACTCCAGGGGATTCTTGGGATTATATTCCTACAAGCGTAATAGCATCTAATGAAAATGTTGTTACAGCATTTCAAGAGGCTGATAAGAGTGGAAAAGATTTATCTGCTCTTGGTATTCTAAAGTTAGATAGACTTAAAATAGAGACTTTAAATGTAATTAAAGAAGCTATTGAAATTGTAACAAGAACAAAAGGAATAGATATATCTGAAAAAGTAGATTATGTTGACCTTGAAGATGAAAATTTATTTACAGAGCTTAGACTAGGGTTAAATCATGGTATATTTCAGTTTGAAAGTCATGGGATGAATAATCTTATTAGAGGAATACAAGTTGATAAATTTGAAGAACTTGTTGCAGCATCTGCTCTTTATCGTCCAGGTCCAATGGGAATTGGAGCACACGAAGAGTTTATTACAAATAAATTCAATCCAGAGAAAATAACTCTCGTACATCCAGCTCTTGAACCTATTCTTAGAGATACTAATGGAGTACTCGTGTTCCAAGAGCAATTAATGTTCCTTGCTGATAAAATTGGTGGAATGGGTCTTGGAAAGGGGGATATGCTTCGGTATATGGATAAGGCAAGTAAGATTATTGCTAGACATTCTGCAGGAGAAAAGTTAACAGAAAAAGAGGAAAACAATAGTAACTGGATTGGGTTTCAGGAATATTGGAATATGTTCTTACAAGGAGCTGAATCTCAAGGATACAATAAAGAAGAGGTTGACAAAATTAAAGATTGGATAATTCAATATTTAGGATATTCATTCAACAAGTGCTTAACAGAAAATCACAAAGTCATATCTGAAGAGAGAGGTGAGATTGACATGCTTGATGTTAAGACTGGAGAGAGAATTCTTGGGTATAATCCTGATACTGGAAATGATGAGTTTAATGAAGTTAAAGATATTCATCACAATGGTAAAAAAAGAGTTTATAGGATTA